AACAGCATCATAGAAAGTTCCATCTGGTTCTCATCATCAACCACAGGAATGTTTGTCTCTACAAACTCACTAATCAGTTGAGCAAAGAGTTCAGTTGTGCGCTCATCTGCGAATAAAGCAGTGGCAAGTTCATTCTTGAACCCATCACGCAGCAGACGCAGGGAACGTGTTACTGTAAGGTCTTGGATTGTGTCAGTCATTTCACCAAGTAGCAGGTTTATAAATAATAAAAGAAAGAGGAAAGTTATGAACCATTATGTTTATTATTCGTATGAAGATTGGGGAAGAGGATACATTGGTGCGAGACAATGTGAGTGTAACATTTACGAAGATGAATACTTTGGTAGTTACTATGATAAGACATTTAACCCAGCAAATAAGGTCATTTTGATGGAATGTAACACAAGAGAGGAAGCATTAGAAGCGGAAGTTATACTCCACAAGTTTTACGATGTAAAGAACAATCCACACTTTGTAAATCAAGCAAACCAAACATCATCAAAGTTTGATTATGATAATACTGGAATACCTATGAGTGAAGAAACTAGAGAGAGAATAAGTAAGGCAAAGAAAGGACACTTAAGGGGAACAAAACAATCACCAGAACACATTGCTAAAAGGATAGAAGCAAGAAAGAATGGTGGTGGTTGGAATAAAGAAACTGGTAAAAAAGTTAGTCAATCACTCAAAGGCAATGTCCCTTGGAATAAAGGTAAAAAAGTTGGTCCTATGAGTGAAGAACAGAAGCAAAGGATAAGTCAAACAATGAAGGAGAAAGTAAAGTCCCGCCAGAGAAATAATGACGGAACTTTCGGGTCATCGTCTGTATAACCAAGAACCCGCCCAATCAGCATTTTCAAGTGCCCATTCTCTTTCTTTGATGATAAGAAGATTGCATCTTTCGCCCTTGGCAGGACCACGCCACGATGCACTTTTATACACTGAACCAGTCTTTATATCAACAAAAGCATGAACCGAACGAGATCCATTCGCATCCATGATAATTTTGTGATACTTTTTACCAGTCTCAGGATAGAAATTGTAGTCAGAAATGCCAGACATGAGTAGAGCAATCTGTGCGTCATGATACTCTACATCAGAGGTGCGAAGTTGATGACTACGAATAGAATAGTCGATGTAGTTTTGACGCAATGCTTCACACAATGCGTAGGTGTGTGCTAGAACAGCATTAGCGATGTTGTTTCGTGCCTCTTGTTGGGCAGCGTATTCAGCGAAAGTTGTTGTGCTCATACTATAGGTACGCTTTGGACGATCATAACTTTAATCATGCCCAATTCTTCGGCAGCACGAAGTTGTTGTGAGAGAATACCTCACGGTCAACTACTTTGAACGACCCAAACTTATTGTGGATGACATAGCCTTCGTGAAAGGATTGCTCCTCACCGATGTAACATTCAATGTCGTCCAGTTCGTGAATGAACAGGAACAAATCTTCCTTGATAGACTTCACCAACTTCCACAAACGCAGCAGGTTGATGTCACAATCACATTTTTCTGCGATTTCATTTTCACAGATGACCCGTTGCTCCCTGATACAGGAGTTAATCTCTTTTTTGATTTCTGATGCCTTGCGGTCAGACACAAACTCACATAGAGTGCTCATTTGCTTGGCAAACTTACACACATCCTCCAAATCTTCACGATAAGGATTCAATTCTACTTCAGGTTGAACAAACAGAACAGTCTTGGTGCTCGCAAACTTGCTGGTGATAGGGTGTGCTACCATCTCTGGCAGTTTATCACCAGTGTAGTAAGTGTGAGGACAAACGATAATCTCCTGCCGCACAATCTCAGGAAACTTGTAGGTAATCAGTTGCGGTTTGAATGTATCAAGACCCTTACCGAAACCAATCCAATCTCCCTGATACACTTGTTTAGTGCGAGGCAGAAACTCCAAGCAGAAGATGAGGATTTGTGCTACGCGAGGTTGACCACCAAAGTGCGTAAAGATGTCATCTTCAGTATAGCAGAGACGAATCTTTTTCTTGTTAAATGCTGCTTTGGTACAAACAAAGAACTTACCATTCTCAGGATTAGTGCCCCAAACAATAGCAGGAGCACCATCCATTTTAGTGCTAATGGTAGAATCAGCACTAAACCAATCCAGAACAGATAGATTACCCGTCAGGATTTCATCTTCAGGATGTTCTAGGTGCTTGTTTTGCATTGGTTGCTTACTCATACTATAGGTACGCTTTGGATGATCATAACTTTAATTCAATAAAAAAGCACCCACTAAATTGTAGGTGCTCTCATGATATTCTTCAAATTGTTACACGACGGGCAGACAGTTGTTGATACTTTTCAGTGAGATAATCAACAGACTGCTTCACATAAGGAGAAACAGTTTGAGTGAACTTAACCACATCTTCACGAAGTTTGTTGACTTCATACTGATGGATTTCCCAGCGAACCTTAATGTCAGCAATATATTGGTCACGGGTGATGAGAACCTCAGGAACTTTCACCTCAGGAGCAACAACAGCGACAGAAGCAGTTTGCTTACGGGGACGAGGCATAGATTGAATGTGTCTTACACTATAGGTACACTTTGGACGATCATAACTTTAATTCATTGAGGATAGCAGTGGATTGTTGTCACTTTCGGATGCTACAGTTTCCTCACACCTTTGAGTCGCAATATCAACATAATGCTGAGACAAATCAATACCTACAAACTCTCTAGACTCTTGAATTGCTGCCACACCTGTACTGCCACTGCCACAAAATGGGTCAAGAACAATACCGCCAGGAGGAGAATAAATCTTGATTAAGTATGACATAAGACTTACAGGTTTGACTGTAGGATGGTCATTATCTGTGCCCTTTTCCTTCCTAGTTGCTCGCGGAGCATAGAAATACTTTTGATGCTCTGGTTGTACTTCACCAATAATGTTGGAAGGATAACGACCAGCAGGATTAGCGTCTACAGTGCCATAATCAGCACCAGAGCCCTTTGTGTTACCATCACGCCCAAATGTACGACGTTTGCCACCCTGAGCAACCCAACCTGTAGGAGGTTTCTTATCCCAAGGAACACGGGTGTTCTCTGTATCAATCAACCCACATCCCCACTGCTCAAAGTTACTCTGAAGAGAACCTTGATACGGTTTCTGTGCTACTACAATCGGTTCATGTGCTGGTTTAAGTCTATTTTGTTTGGGCATCTTTGTGGTTGTCATCCACATGATTTGGTCTTTAATCTTGAACCCAGCATCCTCAACATTACATGCCAGACGGTGATACAATTCAGGAGAACAGAAAGCAAGACAAAAGGCACCTGGGCGAAGAGTACGAAACACCTCACGCCAAATGTCTACACTAGGAACAGAATGATCCCAATGATCCATACCCATTCCATAAGGAGGGTCGCTTATACAGGAATGAAAAAAGTTCTCCCCATAAGAGGAGAGAACTTGTTGACAATCACCAGTTGAAATTGAGAACATTAGACTCACATTGTTTGCGATTAGAGTGCTTGAAGTAATCCTTTTTACCAGCACCATTCTGAACGTACATGTTGCGGATGTAGAAGTCGAAACCCCTATCATCCTGCTGCCACTCTTCATCCATTTGATGAAGTTTCAGAACAGCATTGAGTTCCTCCACAAGGTTAGCAAACTGCTGACGTTTTTTAGGAGAAACTACATCATCGGCAAAGAAGATAGTAGTTTCATTATACTTCTTACTGCTGAAAATGTAAATGACTCCTTCCTTCGGCAAACCGCCATTGTAAGTGGGAAATGTTTGCTTAGAAGACTTACATTCAATGTCAACTACACGACCGTTAGGTAGAGTGACACGAAAATCTGGAGATTGTTGTGGACCGTTAGGTTGCCACTCATATTTGAATCCATACTTGTCAAGCAATTCCATGACTTGTTTCTCATGGAGAGGATTATCTTGACTGTTGGGTTTGTAGGGGAGAAGTAGAACTTCTTGCCAAAATTGTTTCATAATTTCTCTTACGCAGGCGTAAGTTGAAAGATACATTATAGGTACGCTTTGGACGATCCTAACTTTAATTGATTGGAAGTTTGCCCAGTGACTTACCCTTCTTGTGGTCATCAATGAACTTCCTAGCTGATGCTTCAGTCCTACACACTTTGAGTTGCTCTCCGTTGTGAATGACCATCAGTTGATTACCATAAGGGATGGCAGCGTAAGTACCTTTGCCGACAATGAATCCTTCTTTCATTACACTTTCCAAAAAATCGTTGATTTGGTTGCGGAGGATGACCTATGACACCCTCCAGGTAGAATTGCAGAAAAATCAGGGTTTGACCCCTGACCACCACTTGAGTCTACTGTGAGACTCACCGCCTCACAGTGCTGATGGCAGGTTCGCCCTTCTCAAAGATTGTATCAACCACAGACTGAACACTGCGAGCGGTAGCAATACCAACCTTGCTGTAGACAGGGATACACACAAGACCGAACGATTTGCTATACTGACTCAGGTTGCCAGGTTCAATACGTCCATCACGCATACCTTTGGCATCATCGTGATGGAGACGGATACAACGTCCGATGGTCTGACTGATGCCAATGAAGTCCATATTGCGAAGGAAAAGTACCGCTTCCAGACCGCTGACGTTGATGCCTTCTGCGAGGATGGAGTGGTGAAGAACTACGAACTTCTTATCGTTATCCTTACCCCAGGCACTCAGAGTGTCA